CGGCAGCTACACGAGGCGGCGGCGGCGGGCGACGCCAAGGCGGCGCTGGAGGTGCTCAAGCACGTCCACGGCTGGACCGCGCGCACGGCCATCGACGTCAACGTCGAGCAGACCATATCCATCAAACACGCGCTGGAGATGGCGCAGCAACGCGTCATCGAGGGAACGCTAGCACATGCAGACCACGCAATACTCCCCGCAGGAAGAGATGGAGCTGATGTCCCGCTTGTGGACGCCAGCCCTGAAAGACGATCCGCTTAAGTTCGTCCTGTTCGTCTTCCCGTGGGGGCAAAAGGGCACGCCTCTGGAACACTTCGCTGGCCCGCGCAAGTGGCAGCGGGAGGTGCTTCAGGACTTGGCCGACCACATCAAGCAGAACAACGGCAAGATCGACTTCGACACGTTCCGCATGGCGACCAGCTCCGGCCGCGGCATCGGCAAGTCGGCGCTGGTGAGCTGGCTTATCATCTGGATGCTGGCGACGCGCATCGGCTCAACGACCATCGTGTCGGCCAACTCGGAAGCGCAGTTGCGCTCGGTAACGTGGGCCGAGATTACCAAGTGGCTCAGCATGGCGCTGAACAGCCACTGGTTTGAGGTTAGCGCTACCCGCGTCATGCCCGCCAAGTGGCTGACGGAGCTGGTCGAGCGCGACCTGAAGCTGGGCACGCGCTACTGGGGCGTCGAGGGGCGGCTGTGGAGCGCGGAGAACCCCGACGCCTACGCGGGCGTACACAACTTCGCGGGCGTGATGCTGGTGTTTGACGAGGCGTCGGGCATCGACGACGCCATCTGGTCGGTCGCGGCGGGCTTCTTCACGGAGAATACGCCGCACCGCTTCTGGCTGGCGTTCTCCAACCCGCGCCGCAACAGCGGCTACTTCTACGAGTGCTTCAACGCCAAGCGGGATTTTTGGAGGACCAGAAAGGTAGACGCCCGGTCGGTCGAGGGGACCGACAAGAAGGTTTACCAGCAGATCATCGATGAGTACGGGCCGGACTCCAGCCAGGCGCACGTCGAGGTGTACGGCGAGTTCCCGAACGCCTCGGACGACCAGTTCATCCCGCTGCGGCTGGTCGAGGAGGCCATGGCGCGCGACAAGCACAAGGACCAGAGCGCGCCCATCGTGATTGGCGTGGACCCGGCGCGGTTCGGCAGCGACAGCACCGTCATCGCCGTGCGGCAGGGACGCGACATCGTGACGATCAAGCGGTACCGCGGCGACGACACTATGGAGACGGTGGGACGGGTGATCGACGCCATCGAGGAGTACAAGCCGGCGCTGGTGGTCGTGGACGAGGGCGGGCTAGGCGCAGGCGTCGTGGACCGGCTCAAGGAGCAGCGCTACAAGGTGCGGGGCGTCAACTTTGGCAACAAGAGCCGCAACCCGCTGATGTGGGGCAACCTGCGGGCTCAGATGTGGGGTGATCTGCGCGAATGGCTGAAGACCGGGACCATACCCAGCGACCGCAACCTCAAGAGCGACCTGATTGGACCCCTTATGAAGACCGACAGCAAGGGGTCGATCTTTTTGGAAAGCAAGAAGGACATGAAGGCGCGCGGCCTCGCCTCGCCCGACGCCGCCGACGCCATAGCGGTTACTTTCGCTTTCCCAGTCGCGCATCGGGAGGCCCGCGTTGACATGACACGCACGCGAGGTTACGGTAATGTCAGCACATCAACCAGTTGGATGGGGTCTTAGGTCATGTCTAACACAAAGCCCATTGGCGTAGCTTACGAAGACCAGGACATCGTCGGCGCTGACCGCATTTACTCTTCCGGCGAGCTTGGCTATACCGCCGACGGTCAGGGCGTGGTCACGCAGGCCACCAGCAAGTCCACCGCCGTCACGCTGAACAAGGCCGCTGGCCAGATCACGATGAACAACGCCGCGCTGGCGGGTAACACGGCCGTGTCGTTCACGATGAACAACAGCTTCATCAGCACTAACGACGTTCTGATTGTTAACATCGGCGCGGGCGCGGTGGCGGACCCGGCGGCGTACACCGTCTACGTCAGCAATCTGTCTGCCGGTGCGGTGTTGATCACGGTTCGTAACCTGTCTGCGACGTCTCGTTCCGAGGCGCTCGTGCTTAACTTCGCGCTCATCCACTGCCTGTAAGATGGCTAAGAAGTCCGTATCGCTGTCAGTAGGCCGGGGCGAAAAGCTGCCGGCCAAGCAAGGTGCGGGCCTCACGGCCAAGGGCCGGGCTAGGTACAACCGCGAGACGGGCAGCAACTTGAAGGCTCCCGCGCCCAACCCGAAAACCGAGGCTGACAAGGGGCGCAAGGCGTCCTTCTGCGCTCGGATGGGCGGCGTGGTGGCCAAGTCAAAGAACGCCGAGCGGGCCAAAGCGTCTATGAAGAGGTGGAACTGTGGCAAGTAAGCCGGGGCTTTACGCCAACATTAACGCTAAGAAGGCCCGCATTGCGGCCGGATCGGGCGAAAAGATGCGCAAGCCGGGGGCTAAGGGCGCTCCGACTGCCAAGGCGTTCAAAGAGTCGGCTAAGACAGCGAAAAAGGGCAAGTGACATGCCTCTGGTCAAGTCTGCCTCCAAAGAGGCGTTCCGCAAGAACGTCAAGACTGAAATGGCCCACGGCAAGCCGGCGAAGCAGGCGGTCGCCATCGCTTACAGCACCAAACGCGCTGCGTCGAAGGCGTCTTCCGGCAGCAAGAAGGGTAAGTAATGGCTAAGGACCGCAAAGATCTGCTTGACACTATGCGGTCGCGGTTCTCGCTGGCTATTGCTGCGTATTCTGACAGCCGCGAAGACGAGCTGGACGACTTGCGGTTCATGGCGGGTTCGCCGGACAACAACTGGCAGTGGCCTGCCGACGTTCTGGCTACGCGCGGGTCGGTGCAGGGGCAGACGATCAACGCGCGGCCGTGCCTGACCATCAACAAGCTGCCGCAGCACGTTCGGCAGGTGACGAACGAGCAGCGCCAGAACCGCCCGACCGGCAAGGTGATTCCGGCTGACGACCGCGCCGACGTGCGGGTCGCTGAGATCTTCGACGGCATGGTCCGGCACATCCAGTACATCTCGGACGCTGACGTCGCCTACGACACGGCGTGCGACAACCAGGTCACCTACGGCGAGGGCTTTATTCGCTTGCTGACCGAGTACGTCCGCGACGACAGCTTCGATCAGGACATCAAGATCGGGCGTATCCGCAACTCGTTTTCGGTCTACATGGACCCGACGATCCAAGACCCGTGCGGTGCGGACGCCAAGTATTGTTTCATCACCGAGGACGTCACTAAAGAAGAGTACGAGCGTCTGTTCCCCGACGCCATGCCGATCTCGTCTATCCAGACGCAGGGCGTGGGCGACGCCTCGCTGTCGCAGTGGCTGGCCGAGGACACGGTGCGGATCGCGGAGTACTTCTTCTACGAATACTCGCCCGCAACGCTCAATTTGTACCCCGGCAACGTCACGGCGTTTGAGAAGACGCCGCAGGACGCCGCGCTCAAGCAGATGTTCGGCAAACCCCTGCGCAGCCGTCAGGCCGACCGTCGCAAGGTCAAGTGGGTCAAGACCAACGGCTACGAGGTGCTGGAGGAGCGCGACTGGGCAGGCAAGTATATACCCGTCGTGCGCGTCGTCGGCAACGAGTGGGAAGTTGACGGCCAGATCCACGTCTCCGGCCTCGTGCGCAACGCCAAGGACGCGCAGCGCATGTACAACTACTGGGTTAGCCAAGAAGCTGAGATGCTGGCTCTGGCGCCCAAGGCGCCCTTCATTGGCTATGGCGGCCAGTTTGAAGGCTACGAGATGCAGTGGAAGACGGCCAACACGAACAACTGGCCGTATCTTGAGGTGAACCCCGATGCGACTGACGGGATCGGAAATCCTCTTCCGCTGCCGCAGCGCGCCGCGCCGCCTCTTGCGCAGACTGGGCTTATCCAAGCCAAGATGGGCGCATCCGACGACATCAAAGCGACCACGGGTCAGTACGACTCTAGTCTTGGCGCTACCTCCAACGAGCGCTCAGGCCGAGCCATTCTGGCTCGCGAGCGGCAGGGGGATACGGGTACATACCACTACGTTGACAACCTCGCCCGCGCCGTCCGGCACGTCACGCGGCAGCTTGTCGATCTGATCCCCAAGATCTACGACACCGAGCGTGTCGCCCGGATCGTCGGCCTCGACGGCGACGTCGATATGGTCAAGATCAATCCGATGCAGCCTGAGCCGGTCAAGGAACTTCGCGACCAGAACGGCATTGTGATCGAGAAAATCTACAACCCCTCGGTCGGCGTTTACGACGTCATGGTCACGACCGGCCCTGGCTACATGACCAAGCGGCAGGAAGCGCTGGACGCCATGTCCATGCTGCTCCAGTCCAACCCGCAGCTCTGGAGCGTCGCGGGCGACCTGTTCATCAAGAACATGGACTGGCCGGGCGCGCAGGAAATGGCGGCGCGGTTCGCCAAGATCATCGACCCGAAGGTCATGGAGGGCGAGGATCAGTCGCCCGAGATGCAGGCCGCCAAGATGCAGCTTGATATGCTGACGCAGGAGCTAAATCAGGTCGTCGGCATGTTGCAGCGCGTCGAGCAGTCGATGGAGGCTCAGGAGCTTCAGATTAAGGCTTACGAGGCTGAAACCAAGCGCATTTCGGCTGTGCAGGCTGGCATGACGCCCGAGCAGATCCAAGAGATCGTGATGGGGACTATTGCCGCGGCGGTGGACACTGGCGATCTGGTGCCCGGCAACGCGCCGATGCGTGAAGAGTTGCCAATGATGGCTGAAGGGGCTCCTCAATGAGTTGCGAAAAGTTCGTTGGCACACTGTTTTTGGCTCGTGACGTGGCGCACAGCGTCCACCTCAACACGCGGTCGTTCGCCAAACACAGCGCGCTGAACACGTTCTACGACGAAATCGTCGATCTGGCCGACAAGTTTGCGGAAGCCTATCAGGGCAAGTACGGTCTGATCGGGCCGATTGCCCTCATGTCGGCCAAAAAGACCAACAACATCGTCGAGTTCCTTGAAGATCAGGTCGAGGAGCTGATGAAAATGCGCTATGATGTTGTCGAAAAAGAGTGTACGCCGCTCCAGAACATCATCGACGAGATTTTGGGGCTGTACTACTCAACGCTCTACAAACTGAAATTCCTCGCGTGAGGTTGACACCATGGAACTGCTTAACCCCCTCTACGGCGACCAGTTTCCGGCCCGCACGGCGGTTTATACCGGAACGGCGGGCTCGACAGGCACATGGCCCGCTGGCCCGCAGGGCGTAGTCGTGTGGGCTACCACGCCGTGCTACATTGTCGTGGGCGAGGGCGTGACCGCCACCACGTCGAACGGCGTGCCGCTGCCAGCCAACACGCCGGTTCCGTTTACTGTGCCTCCGGGTACGGGTGCGCCTTGGCGGGTTAGCGCTATCCAGATCACCACTGGCGGCGCAATCTACTGCAAGCCAATAAACATCCGATGAGCTACTTCGGCATACCAATCCGAAACGGTCTGATGCTCGGCCTCGGGGCCGTGATGTCGCTAGGCGTTGGTATATCCAGCCTTGTGGCTTACTATTTGATGACCGAAGGTAACGACAACCTCGTCACCGAGGACAACGACCGCATCCTCTTGGAGCAAGACTATGGCTGACGTCAAGATTTCCGCCCTTCCTGTTGCAACCACGCCGCTTAGCGGCGCTGAAATCTTGCCGATTGTACAGGGCGGCGTGACCACGCAAGTTTCGGTTAGTAACTTGACGGCAACGCTCACGGCGTCTACGATTGACGTAAACGCTAACACGGGTGCTGGCACCGCTGCGGTTACTATCACGCAGATCGGCGCTGGCAATGCGCTCTTGGTTGAGGATAGTGCGAGCACGGATAGCACGCCGTTTCTTATTGACACAGCCGGTAGAGTCATTCTTGGAACCACATCCGCAGTAACGCTTGCCGGTTCAACCCCTGGATTTCAAATTCATTCAACAGCGGCCACACAAGCCGCTGTTGCCGGTTGGGGGACCATAACTAACCAAACACCACTGTTAAATCTGTATAGGTCAGCAAGCGGGACTATTGGGACGCAAGGAGCCGTTGCATCTGGCTTTGATTTAGGGGCCATTAACTTTTTCGGGGATGATGGAACTTCGTTTCTTTCTGCCGCTCAAATTCTTGCCGAAGTAGACGGTGCCGTCGCCACCACTGACATGCCGAGCCGCCTTACGTTCAGCACGAGGCCCAGCGGCGCTGGCGGCGTACTAACCGAGCGTATGCGTATCAACAATGCTGGCAATGTTGGTATTGGAGCCACCAATCCGACCGCACGCTTGAACGTCGTTGATGCTACTTCCCAAGACGCTGTCCGTATCACGCAGACGGGTGCAGGTAATGCGCTGGTGGTTGAGGACAGCGCGAACCCGGATAGCTCGCCGTTTGTGGTGGCTGCGGATGGAAACGTCATTGTAGGGACTACAACCCCAGCAAGCACGGCCTACCCACTCTACGTCGAGTCAATCGTTGGCGCTCTTGTCAGCGGCGGAACCAATACCGCAGCGACATCTCCGACCATTGGCGTAAGCCGCCGCAGGACAAGCCTCGCATCTGTCGTCAACGGCGACAGCCTTGGGAAGTTCAGCGGCTTCGGGTGGGACGGTGCAGCCTTTGTCGAGGCGTCGAGAATTGAAACCGCTGTTGA